TCAAATACATAAGCATCATTCCACTTGTAGAGGTTTATGATAACTGAGGGATCTACAGAATATCCAAAATCAAGACCTCCACAAAGTAACCTAGCATCATCAGGTATTTTATCTATTGATTTCCAATCAGGAATACAAGCTCCTTCTAAGCTACCTATCTCTCCTAATCCATATACCTTCCACCAGTTTGCCCAGTATGTAGATGTCTTAGCTTTGTGTTTAGCTTTCTCTATTTCTTTTACTATTGATTCAGGGAGGCTATCATTGTCCTTATAAGTAAGTGTAAGGAAGTCTGTATCATCTTGGCCTATCAGTTCTTTATCTACCCAAAACAAATTAGTAGGATTATAATCAAGCCATATATTATTGGAGGTTCTTATTGCTAATTGCTGATAGGAATCAAAGGTTACATTATTACACTCATTTAAAAATAGATCTGATCTTCTAGCTCCTCTAAGTTTATCAGGCTGATCTGTACTAAAGAACTCTAAATAACTACCATTATGAAATTCGTATTTTAAGGTACTTCTATTGTACTTTCTCTCATCATACCTATTCAAGGCCTTCAGGATGTTTAGAAAGTCTTTTAAAGCTCCTCTACGAAGATGAGGCACACTCTCTGACACCACACTAATCTCAGATCCTTTGTTTCTTATTGCATAGTCTATAAGGATTAGTAATATAGCTATTGTCTTACCTGCTGAAGATCCTCCTCTAATTATCTTTATTCTGTTCTTTAGCTTTCTTAGTTTTTGGAGTGCTAAGGTTTTTTGAATTTGCATTAATCTATAAATATAGGCAGATCTTCGTTTATGTGAATATCTTTAGTTTCTTTAGGCCTACCTGCATAATAATTATAATAGAGTTGAACATATTTGAAATCTCCTTTTTTTAATCCTGCCTCTAATGCTTCAAAGGCCAATGGCTCTAATGGAGTTAATTTCTCAATAAGATTTAACTCTTCAGATTTAGGTTTTCTACCTGCTCCCTTTCTTTTACCTCCTCTATTTTCTACTTTCATATTTTGAAAAACTTTGATTAATCAAAAATATAACGAAATTAATAAACTATTTTACAAACCACAATATCCACTATCACATTCATTAAAATCATCTTTAAATAATTCCATTTGAGTTTCCCAGTTTTTTATTTGGCTATACCTCAAGTGATTTATCCACCCATCCCTTTTATCTCTATTCATCTCTTGCTCTTCAAACCAACTCATTTTATCAGGATTTAATTGATACATTTTTTTTAATAATAATGGGCTTTTATGAAAACATCCTACACAATTATTCATCCAAGCAAACCTAACTTTTTTATTATTCCAGTATTTATTTATTTGATCCTTGTATATGTTATCTTTTATTAGTGGAAATGTAGGCTTTTGCCATTCAATCATTCCCCATTTATTTCTTGTTTTTCTTTTCCCTATTATTGTTTTCATTTCTAATAATCCATTATGATTTGTTTTTTCAAGCATCCTCTTAGCTCTGCTTTGTTCGTTAGCTCTAAAACCAATTCTAAATTCAGCAGGATCATTAAGAGTTTTTTGCCACCATTCAAAAATAGGAGTAAGTTTCAAATGTGTTGTGCAATATCTATGTAATTTGTTTGGCAGCCATCCACCTTTAGTTTTAACTACTTCATCAAAAGTGATACCTGTAACCCAATGAATTTTTTGGCCTAAAAACTGTTCTAAATCTAAAATCGTATAAATTATAACATCATCCTCAGCAGTAGAAATAAAAGGTGCTTGTATTCTATCCTCTACAATTTTTCTAATTTTTTTATCTTTAAATTTTGATTTTTGGTGTTCAGTTCTAACTAGAGAAAAAACATTAAAATCAGCAGGATAATGTGCAGCTATATATGCAGATGTTTTACCTCCACTAATACTATTTACTGTTTTCAAGTTCTTTTTCTAAATTTGCCAATGCTCTCCAAGCTACTTTAGCAGAGTGCCTCATACCATCTGTATCTATTTCTCCTGCCTCAAACAAATGCCTAGTAAGAGCATCTAGCTCATCTGTACTCTTTGCTCTATCCCAATGCAATGGTTTATCAGGATGATGCTGCTCATTACCTATATAAGATACTCTAGCAACTTCAGCAAGTGCTTTAGGAAAGTATTTTATCAATCCTGTATATATAGGTATCTGTTTTCTTTTGTCTTTGTTTTTTTCCATTATAATACTTTTTCTTTCCACTCCCATTCCTTTTTCATCATATCTATCTTCTCTTTTACTTGTTCTTTTTTGTTTTCAGGAATATCTGTTACAAGTTTTACTAAAGGATCTTCTAATTTCTTTTTGAGATTAGTGCATTTAGTTTCTAACATCTCTACTTTATCTATCTGATCCTGATCCTCCTCTTCAAACTGAAACTGGTTAAGAATGTTTATTACATCCTGATTTGTCTTATATATATACCACTTCCTATAACTGTTTATTAAGGTAGCGTGATTTACAGGCCATCCTTGAGATCTATAAAACTTCTCCATCTTTTGCCATCTCATTTTTAATTTATCTCTAAGTATGTAACATAGTAATCCTCTATGTTCTATTATATTCTGTTTCCTTGATTTCTCAAAGAGATCTAATCCTGATAATTCAGAGATTTTATTAGCTATATCTATTGCCTTCATATTCTTAATTTTAATAAATGATAACATTCTGAAAATTTTTCTTTGGCTTTGCTCTTGTATTCTTGTTTGAATAATTCATATAATCTTTTGGTATATTGATATTTACTTTGGCATCCTTTGTAATATTTCTTTGCAAATGCCTTACCCTTACCCTTGAAATAATTTACATTATCAGCAGTATCTCCTACAATACATTGCTCATAAAAATTATACAAGGCCTGATCTTCTGTTATATCATATACTTCTTTCCTTACATAATTATATATAAGTGCAGGAAATTGTTTATAATCTTTATCTATTGATACTATTAGTACCTGATCTCTACCTGAATCATTCTTTATTTTGTTCCATTGTTGAGCTACAAGATCATCTGTTTCTAGTCCTTTAGTATGTACACTATTATAAGTGTCTTTTACAAACTGGTGCAACTCATAAAGTAAAGGAGGTTTCTCTTGTTTTTTTCTGTTTGCCTTATATGTAGGGGTAATCATCTTTCTAAAGTTACCTGAAGATCCTGAGAATGTTATTACATTTTTTACATCAAATATCTCATCTATATCATTTACAATCTTCATAAATTGCTCTGAGTATTTATCTTGAGCATCTTTAATATCTCTATAATATATATCATCAGGTTTTTCTCCATCTATTCTAGTTCTATAACAACTCGCAAATATAAGTGAATCTGCATCAAATAATATTGTCATATATGATATATAATAATGTTAGTAATAATCCTATGATACTAAAGCAGGTAAGTTTCATAGTTTCTGTATATTTTTTATCAGATCTACCTTGCCTACTTCTATATTGTCTAGGCTTATCTACTTTAATTTTGTGTATTTTGCTTTGCATTTTTATATATCCTTTTTCTCTAAAATAGTTATGATTTAAATATTGTAGATAATTCATTGCTTTTTTAGAAGTTTTATCTGCTTTTCTATCAACTTTATTTTTTCCTTTCTGATTCTTTTCTTTTCTTTTTTTCTAAAGTATTCAAATGTTTCATTACTTATTGCCATAATTTTTTCTTTACAAGATACAAAATTATTAACAAATAATTTAATTAGTATTCAAGTTTATTCTAGAGGCCATATTTTCTTTCAGGAGATATACTTGCTTTTTTATCTTTTTACTATTCCAAATAGTAGTAGAGGGGCAATATAATTCAGTAGGTTCAGGCATATCTATCTTATCTAACCAAAACATATAATTAGCTTTAGGATCATTTACAAAATATATCTTGATAATGTCATCAGGTAGCTCCATAAGTTTATCATACTTATATTTCTCAAGTAGTTTTTCTTCATAGTATTTATCTCTAAACTTCATCTCTATAACTACCTTTCTATTATACATACTATATCCTTCAGCATCCCAACTCTTATCCTCTTTACCTACCCATTCAAGATCCCATCCCAAAACATTAAGCAGCATAGTTACTGCCCTTTCCCATTTATGTACCTCGCTAATCTCCATTATCCCAAATCTTATTCAAGTCTTTTATCCATTGTTGGATTTGTTTTGGATTACAGGTGCAAGGTAAGTAAAAGCTATGGTTGTAGTAGGATGAGTGCAGCTCTGATACCATTTGAAATTCATCTCTTGATAAGAATGATTTTTTACCCATTCTAAATTTTTCCCATTTTTTTCTATCATCTTTATTAAATTTAACTACCATCTTTTTATTTTAATTTTATTTAGGCTTTGTTTTCTTTCCTCACATCCACAATCTTCATATCCTAGTTTGTTTGCTATCCAAGATGCTATTCTTTTACCCTGCCCAAATGTGATTACACTTATTATTTTTTCAGTAAGATCTCCAAGTTTCATATTATTTGTTTTAATTTATCTACCACTTTTTTATATGTATTATAAAGAGAGTAGTAAGGTATTCCTGATTTTCTAGATAATTCTGCTATTGATGTACCTGAGTTTACTATCTCAAATACCTTTTTATTATACCAATACATTTTATCTAGCTGATCCTGTATCTGTTTATACTTATCATCATAATTAACATAAGTATCAGATTTCTTGTATTCAGTTAGGTTTCTTACTATTGTTACTTTCTTTTTTTTCCTATACAGATCTATAAACATACTTCTAAGAGTTTTGAATATATAGTAATAGTTTATCTCATCATTGTAAGATATATCTAATTTGTCATTCTCTATTTTAAGTTGGATTTTTATATACATCTCCTGAGTAAGATCCTTAGCAGTTTCTTCATCTAAACCAAAGGATTTACAGATCTCAATCCAATCATTATTTTTTTGGAATAACAATTCCATATATTTTTTACTCATAAGCTCTATGCTAAAGGATCATATAGATCATTTACATAAGGTAGCCCAAGTTCATTTACTGTAAAGCTAAATGTTTCAAAAGAGTAGTTTCTACTTCTTTTGCATTTAACTGTAACCCATTCTTTGTTTACTGTATTCTGTTCAAGTTGTATTTCTGTTTCTACCTTTTTCATTAAGGCAGAACCTAGATGGCCAGTTGCTTTTTCAGATCCATAGTTACTATGAATAACTGTTATGATATGGCAGCAATACTTTGCACTCCATTCCATAAGTTTCTGTACTGTATAGTTAGCCTCCTCTAACGAATTGACATCCATACAAAGATCAGCTATACCATCTATTATAACTAATCCTATATTGTCTTTTGTCTTTAAACAATACTCTATAAATTCTATTCTTGTTTTTGGAAATTCAGATCTGAGGCTATAAATATAATAACATCCTAGAGATTTATCACTCATATCTACTATTCTTTTTGCTACTCTCTGAGTATGCCAAGCTCCTTGCTCTGTATCAAAATGTATTAAACATCTTCCATTTCTATGCCCTCTTATCTTAGATCCAAATCTATTTTTACCACTAAGATATACTGATGCAAGTAACGATATAAAAAAAGTTTTCTTACTTTTTGGAGGAGCTTGTACCATTGTTATATTTGAGTAGGTACATATAGGAATAGGTAAGAGCTGATCTCCTTTACTGGATTTAATTAATTTTTCTCCTAATGATAGTGCTACTGGAGGATATGATAATTCTTCTGATGTACTTATAAAGCAGCTCTTCTCTAATTGCTGCATTTTCTTTTGGTTTGTTTGCATAAATAAATATAAAAAAAAAAGAGGGCAAGATATACATCTTTACCCTCCTACTAATGAAAAAACTATACTTTTTCTTAGAATGGCAAGGCCTCTTCAGTATCTTTACTTTTAGCAAATCCCCAAGATTTATCAATCTCAAATTTATCTCCCTCTACTGTAGCTATATTAGTTACATCTAGATAGATACCATTAAACCATTCTTTAGGAGTTTTATTTTTTCTCTCATCAGCAGTTTGTGGTTTTGAAAAAGATCCAAAGTTTCTACCACCATTATCAAATATTTTAGGATCATCTAAATTTATTCTTAGATCCATATTTAAAAATGTACCAGTTTTTGTTTTTACAAAATACTGTTTGGGTAACTTCTCTACATTGAGAGATATGTTACCATAAATAATTCTTTTACTCATAATTTTAATTTATTTTTTGTAACTCTAATTTAGTGAATTTATCTAACTTAAAATGTTCTTCTACTTTATTTATAGTGATTTCATTTTGTTTTAACTTCTCAGCTATCTTTCTATATTTATCACTATCAAATTTAAGAACCTCTTTTTGATTAGCTATAGCATTTTGTACTTCTTCTGCTGATGCTACTGAAGTATCTAAACCTATACCTAAATTACCTAAAGCTCTACCCCAAGATGAGGTTTCGCAATTCTCTACATAACTTGTTTTATTTATAAATGTAGATCCTTTTATTTCTTCAGCTAGTCCAGTAGCAACTGCTACTCCATTCTCATTCCTTATTGTAGTAAGTATAAGAATACTATCAGGAGTTTTTTCTATAACTTCTGATGTTAAAGTATGATTTGGATAATGAGATCTAAAATATTTTAATCTCTCATTTACTTCTACATACTCTTTACCTTTTATATTAATAGTTTTTAATTTCTGATTCATATCTTAGTTTTTCTAGTTTAATTGTTAATTCTTCTATTTTCTCATCCTTCTGTTTACAAAGGGATTTATATTTATCTGCTTCTCTTTTATTGTATTCATAAGCCTTTGTTAAAGCTATGATTTGTTTATCTCCTTTTATGTATGGCCAATCTTTATGTTTCATTTTTCAAAAATATTATTACCATATATAAGATCATCTACAGTTACATCTGAAGTCCATACATCTATCATAGAATATAAAACCTTTATATCTAGAATAGTGAGATCCATATAACTTAATGTGTTTTTAAGTTTGTCTTTAATAGCAGATGCTGATGTCCAGTTTTCTACTTGCTTATCAAGAGCTTCTTTATATTGAGGCTTTAACCTATCATATAAATTTAAAACAGGATAAGGTTTTTCTATAATATAACCTGATTCTGTACCTGATATTATATCTTCAGGATTTAAAAATGGATTGTTCATATATCTAAAGTTTAATTATAATTTACATAAAGATATTAAATTTTTTGTGAAAAACAATAGGCAAGGGCAAAAAAAAAGGATTAAAATTAATTAACCCTCTTTTAAACCAAAGACAAAATGAACAGAACTAATCAAAATTAATTATTTATCCATTAAGTCAATAAATTCTTTATATCTATTTATTAACGAAACTAGGTCATCATTTGATAACTTTACAGATTGTTTACTTTCCTGTAACAATTCTTGGGCTATATCGTAGCCATATTCTTTGTTAAGATTTAGAGCAAATTGGTATTGCATACCTTGATTTCCTACATTACAGGAATAGCATTGAGGTTTAGCATTTGTTTCTTTCCACCTAGTTATATAATGCCTTCTTGATATAAAATGGCCACATTGCATATAATCTTTATAATGTCTTTTAGTGTTACAAGTATAACATTTAACATTACCATATTTATCTGCTGATTTTAACCTAATATATAAAGAGAATAAGGTATCTAATTTTTTAACTAGATATTTTCTACTAGGTTTTTTAGGCATTACTTATCCTGAGCTTGTAAGAATTTATTACCTATTTCTTGATTGATTTTTGAGATAGCTTTATATATATATCTACTATTTTTTCTAATATTGTTTTTTTCAGTTTTAGTTATATTAGATCCTATATTATTAGCTATATAATTAGATTCAATCTCTAGTAATCTATCTATTTTATCTCTACTCTTAATAGTTTTATATCCTACTATTTTATCTATTGTATCTGTATTAAAACTCATAATGTTTATAAATATAACGATTTATTAACTTATATTTTGAAAACAAAGAAAAGAAAAAAGAAAAAGGACAAAAAGAAAAAAGAAAAGAAAAATCCCCCCCAAAAAAAAGAAACAATATTATTTACAAGATCCAACAGGAGTGATTACCTGAAGTTTAGCAACTTGAACTGATTTGCGACAGTTGAGCAAATATATATAATTATTTTAAATAAAGTTTTTTATATCTAATAATTGTTAATACACAAACAAATATTAATATAAAAGTAAATAAGTTAGGATGTGATTCTCCACAAAATCCTAATAAGTGTTTTAATGTTTCCATATTATCTTCCTTGACCTCTATATTTTTTCTTGTATTGTTTTGATGTCTTTAATCTACTTGCATTTTTGCTGTGAGGGTGTGAGGTTCTTTTCCTCTTTCTGTAAGTAGATATTATTTTTTTTGGCATTATTTTTTTCTAATTTTTTCCATACTTCGCCCACCAAAATAAGCTGAAATAACTGTAATCAAAACAAGTTGCAATAAATCTACCCAGTTTGCCTTTACTTCAAATTGAATTACACCTGCATCTATAAATACTAATAATACAGTAGATACAACTAAAAATATTAATACAAGTGGTCTTACATTACGACTTAACCAAGAATCTGATTTAGTGTCAGCTAACCATCTTTCAGTAATGTTTTTTTGCATCTCTGATTCTGCTGATATAAATACTTCAGTCATTTCTTTTTCAAACCTAGCTTGATCCTCTTTACTAAAAGTATGTTTAGCAACTATGTTACTAATTTTCTCAGCTATACCTCCACCTGCTGCTCCGAATATTTTAGCTAATATTTGTTTCATTTTTTATCTTCATAAGATTTATAACACATTGCAATAGCCTGTTCTTTGTTATGATATTTAGATAACTCAGGTACACATCTAATCATAAAATCTGATCTTTTTTCTCCTGATTTTGGTTTTGGTATTGGCATCTAATATATCTTTATATGTAATACTAAAAAAAGAAAGTGTACATTTATTTCTAAAAAATCATCATTTACATCTTTAGGATGTATTGACACTCCAAATAAAAAACAATAAGCATCATAGGATCTATCAATTATTGCTATTTCGTATTTCACATCTTGTAATAAGTAGCCTGAGAGCCTTTATACTTTGCTACTAGAACATTGTTTCTATTAGCTTTCTTACTTACATAAGATAAGTGAATCCATCTTGGAGATCCTTCTTCACTATCAGGAGATCCACCGAACTCCCAAATTAACTGGTCAAAATCAAGATTATCCTTTATCCAGTAGAATAATTCTCTATTTGATTTACTTCCCATTGAAGTCATATCTATAGCAGCTCCATTATTGCAAGTATGCTGAGATGTTTTACTAGAGTTAGGTATAGCCTCACAAAGTTCTTGAGATCTATACATACTATTTACCTTGATAGGATGGCCACACCATTCTCTCAAAGGTTCAAAACACTTCTCTGCTAATAGTTGCATTTTTTTTAAATGAGCCTCTGTAGGTACATTTTTTATTTTATATTTACTAGCAGTTTGTGAGTATGTAGCCTCTTTGAAACTTATATGCTTACTAATTCTATTATTTACTTTCTCCTTTTTTTTCATCTTCTTTTATTTCTGTATAGCTACCATCTTTAATGTCTATATTGATTTTGCCATACTCTTTTTCCATTTCTACTTTAAGATCTTCTTGTTCTTTTTGAACACCTGCAAATAGATTTGAAAATGAAAATGCTTTTACTACTAAACCACCTAGCTCAATAAGTATAGCATTTTTCTTTTGTTCTTGTTCTTGTATTTGTTTTAATTCTTCTTCTTTTATTTTACTCATTTTAAAAAATTTAAATTAATATTAACAAATATAATTAATTACACTTACATTCTTTTTTTAAAGTATCTACTTCTTTTTTAAGTTCTTGTATTGACTTAACTAATAAAGGAACTATTTTAGAATAATCTACTCCTTGCATATCTTCTGCATCTTTTTCTCCTGTAACTGCTTGAGGTAAAACTTCTTCTAATTCGTGAGCCATCACTCCATAACCTCTGTTATCATCTGCTTTCCATTTGAAATCATATACAGGGATCTTAGAAACCATATCTAATCCTGCAAAGTCTTTCAAATCTTCTTTTAGCCTATAATCTGATGAAGTGTTATAAGCAGTTGAGGATGAATTAATTGAAATTGAACCAACTTCAGTAGCCTGTGAATGAAATATATTGGCCTTAGTTCCTGAATTTCCTGATGTATCATTAAAACCATAGCCCCTGCCTCCATCTGTTTGTAGGCTTAATTGTGCTGCACCTATATTACCTAATGCAGTTCCAAGAAATAATCTACCATCATTTGAAATTCTCATTCTCTCACTTAGAGAAACCTCAGTATTTGTAGTTGTAGTTGCAGATGTAGATGTATTTTTAAATTTAAAATCTCCTCCTGCCATTACAAGAGCTGATGACTTATTAGCATAGGTATCTTGAGTTGATAAATATTTATTATTTGTATCATTGCTTGGTTTTACTCCTTGTCCTAAAACTAACCCTGCACTTGAATATTGAATACCTATAGTAACTTGTGATTCATCACTTGCATAATTATCTCCTAAGAAAGTATATCCATTAAGTTGATTACTTTTTGCTTTTATTATAGGAGTTAAAGGTGCAGTATTTGCAAAAGTTGCGTTACCATTACTGTGAGAAAAAGTACCTTGTGTACTTACGCCTGTTTGATTAGCTACTATTCTAAAAGCACCACCACTTGCATCTGCTCTAAAAACTTCTCCACTTGTTGATGCAACTTCTAATTTAGCATTTGAACCTCCAGTTACACCAACACCTACTGCTCCATCAAAGGTAGCATCTCCATTATGTGCTAAAGTTAAAGCAGTCAAAGAGTTTCCTGTAGCAAAAACCAAATTTGAAGAACTACTTGTAGCAGTATTATGTATATAGCTCCAATTATTATTTGAACCATTAACATTGTTTTTGATTGCTAGACCACTTCCATCAATATTTAAAGATATAGCTGATGTATATATGCCTGTTGCTCCTATACCTAAATCTCCTGAAATAAGACCATCTCCTGTAACACTAATTTGTCCTCCAAAAGTTGCACTAGATTCTTGTAATGTAAAAACATTAGTTAGATTACCACTTGTATTATTTACAAAAAATTGTAATTTAGAATTATGGGCATTACTGCTATCATCTACAACACTTCTTATAGTTGATTTTACTGCATAAGTGCTTCCAAAACCACTTGTATTAGTAGAATGTAAACGTAAATCTAAGGCTTGACCACTTCCTGTGTGTGATCTAAATGTATGGCCACTACTATCTATTCTGTACCTTTCATTTGGATCAGCACCATTACTTGTTTTAAATATGAGAGCCATATTATTATTGCCATCTGCATTTTGTCCTTCTATAATACAAGAACGAGTTGTATAAGAACTTGATGTTGGTGCAAAATATATTCTATTGTGAGCACCAGCTCCACCTGCTGCATTTCTTAAAAGTAAACTTCCACCCTGTGCACCTGAATTAGATTTATTTACTGTAGTTAAATCAGTAGAAGAAATTGTTCCTGCAAAAGTTGCATTATTATTACCTAATAAAGTTAATGCTGTAGTCATACTTGAACCATCATAAGTAGAAAAATCTAAAGAATAATTTGCTGTAGCTCCTTCTTCTATTTGGGCATCTCCTGCTCCCCATCTAATGTATTTTGCACTAGGAAGATCTATGTTACCTGCAAATGTTGCGTTTTGTGAACTATCTAAACTCAAAGCATCAGTGCCATTGTTTGTCCTTAAATTAATTGCAACTTGTGAGTTTACAATAACACTTTCTCCACTTGAACCTTGTAATAATAAATTATCATTACCATCATCTCCTATAAAATGACTATCACCAAAATTTATATTACCTGCAAATGTAGCATCTCCCCCATTTGACATATCTAATTGCAAAGCAGTTATTGTAGTTCCACCATCATTTCCTTGTAATAAAATATCTCCATTTGAAATACTGCTAAAAATTCTTAGATTATTACTATTCTCGGATATTTTAGCAAACTCAGTTCCACCATCAATGAGTCTAAAAGTACCTGAACCTGAATCTAATTGAATTTCGTGTGAAGAATCTATAAATATATTACCATCAGATGTTGCTATTTTTCCGTGAGCACCACCCCCTGTACCTGTATCTTTTACAGATATAAGCATATTATCTCCATTTGAGGTGTTAAGTTGCAATCCCCAACCACCTGCTGTTGATGTACTAGCATTAATACCTCTATTAAATGTTGCTTGTCCACCCTCAGACATATCTAATGATAATGCAGTTATCGTACTACCCCCATCATTACCTATAATATTAATATCTTTATTAGAAGTAATATTTTTAATTTCAAAATTTTGATTATCATTAGATAATCTTCCAAATTCAGCAGCACTTGCACCTCTTAGAACAATATCATTGCCACCTGAAGTTAATCTCATATCATCAACAGAAGCAATAGTAAAATCTCCACTACCACTTTCTGTTAAGGTTGCAGCATTTGAGCCATCAGCAGTTATAGATAAAGAACCAACTGTATTAAGATTACCTACGTTTAAATTAGCTCTTTCATATCCTGTAGCTGTGGTATCTACTGTTGTTGTAGGTTCTGTTGTTGTACCTTTAAATAAATTGAAAGTATTAGAATCAGAAGCATCAGCAAATAACCCTAAATATCTATTTGAGCCATCATTATACCTACCATAAAAACCAATATCTACTGAATTAGCTGAATTGTCTTTTGCCAATGAGATCAAAGGATCTTCTACTGCAAGTGTTGATGTATTTACAGTTGTAGTTGTACCATTGACTGTTAAATCTCCTGCTATTGTTGTGCTTCCTGCTATTGTAACATCTCCTGTGTTTGTAACTTTAAATTGTTCAGAAGAACCACCACCATAAAATATAAAAGGTTGATTTGATGTAGTATTGTAATTGACACTTACTTGCCCACCACTTGTACCTGATATTTTTGCAGCAGAACCACCTATTGTAATATCCCCACCTGCAAAACTTCCATCTCCACTTGCAACCACATTCCCTGTAACACTAACTCCTGTACTTGTAGTTTCAAACTTTTTAGAGTTATCGTGATATAAATTTACAGCACCATCTTCAATAGCTGTTATCATTAACTCAGTATCACCTGAATTTCTAACACTTAATGTACTTGCTAGTATTCTTAATTCACCTGTACCTGAATCTTGTATAAAACTATTACTGCCATTGTGATAGATTTGTAGGTCTTGACTTGCACCAAATCTTGCTTTTTGATTATCTCCTAAGTCTAAATGACTTCCTAATATAGCAGAACCTGAGCCAGTATTTGTAGTAACAGAACCTGTAACATCTACTCCAATACTTGATGTTTCAAACTTTTTAATACCATTATAATATAAAGCAACTTGTGCATCTGCATTTGCGATCATATAAAATTCATCACCAGCTGACTTCAGTTGTATATTGCTTGAACCTGTTATTATTAAATCACCTGTACCTGTGTCTTGAATATAAGAATTACTACCATCGTGGTATATTTCTAAATCTCCTGAACTACCAAACTCTGCTTTTACATTATCCTCGTGTCTTGTATTTTTGAAGAAAAATGTTTTTTCAACACTACCATCAATTTGTATATATCTTGTAGTACTACCACTTCCATCATCACAATTAAATTTTATTACACCATCATCTAATTTTTGTGATATGTTAAATATTCCTGTACTATTTTCTATAAAAGAATTTGATCCATCGTGAAATATTTCTAAATCACTGCCTGTACCTAGCTTTATACTTTTACTATCTATTAGACTTACATCCCCTGCAAAGGCTGCATTATTGGTTGTGTCAATTAACAAAGAAAATATAGAATCTGTTACATTAAAAATTGCAAAACTACCATCATTGTTTATAATACTAAAATCATCATTATTGTTTGTATCTGTTAAATTAATTCTTGGATAAGTACCAATTATATTTAGGGTACTTGCATTCATTGTAATATTATCTGAAAAAGTAGCACCACCTAAAACATTAATGCCACCACTTGTAGTTTCTAACTTTTTTGAGTTATCGTGATACAGTTCTACTCCTGCATTTGCTTCTGCTTTTATCATTACCTCTGCATTAGTAGTATCTAAAACTCTTAACACATCTGAGGTAATTCTTAATCCACCTGTACCTGTATCTTGTATGTAAGAATTATTTGAATCGTGATATATTTCTAAGTCATTACTAGAACCTACTCTTAACTTTACTTCATCAGGCAGACTTATATCTCCTGTAAATTCTGTATCTCCACTACTTATAATTAATCTATCTGTACCACCTGTTGATATTTCTAATTTACCACTTGAGTTTAAGAGTATTTCTCCTGTATCATTATTACCATTTATAAATTGTATTTGTGGAGATGCACCTAAATTATCATCTAAAACTATGTTACCACTAAATGTAGCACCTGTAAATACAGAGCCACCAGTTGCAGTAAGTCCACCTGTAACAGTTACACCACCACTTGTTGTTTCAAACTTCTTACTATCATTAAAGTATAACTCTACCTTATCTCCACCATAAAAAGCAGCCATAGTTCTATCAGATGTATCTTTTATAACTATATTATTATTACCTTTTAAAAGTCCATTAACTTGTAAATTGCCACTTATTGTAACATTATTAGGAAGGCCTATTTGTAATTGCTGACTACCTGCTGAGGTTTCTATTTCGTTAGCAGTACCTACTACTGCAAATACTTGGCTATCTAAATCTACTGATCCTGTACCACTATCTCCACTAAAATCTAAATCTTCTAAAGTAATTTGTGCTGCTACATAAGTTGCAACTGCTGCTGAAGTAGGAATAGTTGTATCATTATTGTTTGATCCTATACCATCTGCTGCATCCACAAATTTGGATATAGTAATGTTTTCCCCTGTATCTTTTAAGCTACCAAACTCTAATATGTTAGTTACTTTTAGATCTCCTGCATTGTTTATATGAATACCTGTAGCATTACCTGATCCATCAGATAACTCTTTAAGAGAAGAGCTGATTACTGCATTATCAAGAGTTTTGATAAGGCCTACATAAGTATTACTGATTTTAGTGTTTAATAAACTTGCCATTTGTATTTTTTATATTTTTATTCTTTTTCTCATTCAAAAAAGTTTTTAACTTCTCTATATTATTTTTTTTTGGTTTATATTTCATAATACCCATCCATTAAAAGTTTCTTCATTTGAGGGAGAAATCTGATCATTGCTATTGTTTGTAAATTCAGGAAAGTTACTTTGATTAAAATCCATATAACTTTGAAACCTTCTTTTATACCACTCTGCATTTGTTCTAGCTTTCTCTACTAAATAATCTACCTCTGTTTTTGAAACTGTTTCAGCAGTTTCTGATGAGTGCTTGAAAATACCTCCATTCCTTATCTGATATGCAATAAATGGAATTATATTTACTTGCGAATACCAAATTAACATAGGAGCTATATAGTCATTTAATAATGTTTTATACTTAGCATTATCACTTAGATTTATATCTCCTGAAGTAATCAATGTACTTATCTTATCATATAACGAAGTACCTGTAATGTTTTGTATGTCTATCTGCTGAGATAGCTTTATGAATTGAATATATTTATCCAAATCAATATTGCCATCCATTATTGAATTTCTTAATACATCTTCAGGTTTTATAAATAATGCTACTGCCATAATCTTACTTAGGATATGCTCCTTTATCTTTCATATTAAAAGGTGCTTTTTCACTTTCTTTTGTACCTCTAGGATTTTTTATATAACTCTTAGGGATAGTTCTTGTTTTCTTATATTCTGCTAAATTTTCTGATTCTTCAGATCCTTGCTTTAATCTATACAAAACTCTTACCCATTTATGCCTACAATATATCCCACCTTTAAACTTAAATATATCATAAGGCTTACCTTTATGCCTAAACTCTACATTTACTCTTTCTCTAAAACTAGCTTTATCTATATCTTCTATTCTCCATACTATACCTTCTCTTGATAGATTCATCATCTCTTCACAGAAAGGCCTAGATTTATTACCCTTCTTCATTGCAGCTCTAGATCCTATAGCATATTTATAACGAATTTTATATAAGCCATTTTTAGAATCTAAGTAACTAAATGCACTTCCATTTCTTAAACTGCCTACATTTTTATTACTTGAGCTTTCTAATCCTACATACTCTCTTATCTTAGATAGTGTACTCTTTTTTTCTTTGATAAGATAATTAGCCCAATCTTCATTGCTTATATCACTTTCCTCATCTAGTTCATCTACAAACTCATACTCTTCATCCATTACTGTACCACTCTCTCTAAGTGATCCTAGTATATCTTCTGCCTGTTCATCTGAGAGATCAGGCTGCTTACTTAGATCTTCTTGTTTGATACCAGTTTCTTCTTCTATTGTTTCATCATCTTGTACATCTGTATCTATTTCTGTAAACTCTAGAGGTTGTAATGTAATGAAATAAAGATTTAAGGTTATGTTATTAAATGCAAGTAACTTATCAAAGTGTTCTATAAGTAACTCTTGGAAAGGCCTTATGATAGTATTGTCAAAAAGCAAACTAGCAGTTTTAATCTCATCTGCATTGTTACCTAAACCTGTACTATCTTTGATACCTAAAAGCATTGGAGAAACCACTCTATGAGCTAACATAATCTTCTTTGTACTCTCTTCACTAAGGAATTGATACTGCTGATGAGCATCTGATAATTGTACTGGAGTTATCTCTGCTTGAGCATCCCTGTTATCATTAAAGGCTAATATAAATTTACCTGCATTACTAGATCCACTAAATTTTTGTGCAATCTTATGTTCAAGTAATCTTCTCTCTTCTTCATTTGGAATACCATTATTAAAATTAATTAACATTGAAGGGCTGAGGCCTTGTTGTATATTATTGATGTGATAGTTAGATATTTCTTCTTCTAGTAAACAGTATTGAATACCACCTTGATAATCTACAGGAGAATAATAATAAAATCCTGCTGAATATGGTTGAATGTACATTATTTCTATTGCCTCATTGCTTTTACCAAATGCAGGTATTCTTCTAGGCTCATCTGATTGTTTTATGTTTTCCCAGTCTTTAAAATAGTAATAGGCATCTACTTCTCCTTCTTTGTTTGCTTTTTCAGCTCTAAGTGTTTCTATAGGTAAGTGTTCTAATTGTGCTATACTTTTTCTATCTTTTGAGTATATTACTTGTACTGCACATTGCCCCATTAATTTTAGATCATAACATAATTTTCTAACAGTATTTGGTTTTAAAAGAGTAATCATCTTTGCATACTCTTCAGGTTTTTTGTTTGCATCTGTAGCATCTAAACCTTTACCATATATTTGTTGAGATATGCCATTGATAGCAGCAGAGTTTGTTGGAGATCCATTATATCTATCTATGAGATATTGAAAATAATTATTATCCTCTCCATACTCTACAAAATCTTTATTTACTACTTCCTTAATCTCAGGAGCAGTATAACTATTTAAGTTTACAAAACTTACCTCTGATTTAGAGTGCTTTGTAAATTGTCCTAATTTATTTCTTAATCTTTTTTTCATATTACAATATACTCATTATTGTAAGAATCATTTGTGATATATACATCCTTGTTAATATTATAATGGTCATTGTCATTTAGTTGGTCAATATCTTGATCTGTTACAAATAACCTATCTTTATAAATTCTTTCTTTTTGGTTGCTATCTGTTTGCCAAATCTCATCATACATCTGCCACAAACTTAAGTTCATATTCCAAAAATTAAAATCAGCAAATAGATCAAAATCATAATATCTTGCCTCTTTAAATATACTTGCAAGTTCACTTGCATTATTTACAAAAGTTCCATCAAAAGTTAGAAAATCTCCTACTCTAGTTGGATCACTTATAAAGTAAGTGAATTTTTTATTTAGTAGGTTATCTCTAATTTCTGTTTGAAATGCAGTCAAATATTCTCTAGGAATAACTTTAAATGATTGACCTGCTCCTGTGTTTATTACTATCATTGCTTATATAACGAATTAATTAATTTAATTTGTAAAATAAAAAAGCACCCTGATAAGAGTGCTTTCTTAAATTAAACTAAAATTAGATATATTATTAGTTAGGAGTAATCTGAGTTGCATTAGCAGTTATAACTCCTGCATCTACAAAAGCAGGTGCTTTTTCCTCTTGACCTTCAAGAGTTAGTGTAAATCCATATAGATCTCCTGCTGCTGCTCCAGTTACTACTGTACCACCTGTTACTTCACATCCATTCTCTATACCACAAAGGAATTGATTTCCTAAGTAATCTTCAACTACCACGTGAGGCCTAGAAACTATAATTAGTTGTAGCTCTTGTTGAGTAGCATTATCTAAGAATGGCAATGTAAGATTAATGGTTTGTGCAAAGAATGTAGTACCATTTTCTCTAGAACTATTTACTGTAGATTCTAAAGAAGAGTTACCTTTTACATCAAACTCAAAAAAAGCAGGGCTTCCTGAAAAAGCAGATATAGTACCATCTGCATCTACAGTTACAGTACCTAGTGTACCAAAGTCAGCAAAGTAAACTTTTTTTACTCCACCAAATCCTGTTTTACAAGGTAATTTTCTTCCTGTTGTTAATGTACAAGCCATATTATTATTTTTTTAAAAATGTTAAACAAAAAGGATAGGCAGGTTAATACCTACCCTTTGTTAAAATTTATTATACTGTAGGATCGTATAAAACTACTTCACTACCAAATCCATACTGGATTCCTGAAGTAAATCTCATAATTACTCTTACATTTTGTGATCCATCTAAATCAGCCATATCTAGAGTTTTTACTAAGTTATGATCTGATAATAGTCCTGTACCAAAGTATAGGTTAGATTTTTGAGCTAGTACCATTTGATTATCATTTAATCCCTGTGCTAGGAAAATACTGATACCATCAAAAGTTAGTGGCTGATCCATTGAATACCACATATTAACTCTATTCTCATATCCACCACCTTGAGCAGCTAAAGCTCTGATATATGCCTTTGCTACATTTTTAGATACATACAAGTATAAATCTTCTTTACCATATAAAGCAGAAGGACAAGCATCTACTACTTTACCAATTTCTGCAATTACATTAGCAGAAGTTACAGTAGTACCTGAAATATCATTTACATCTGAATCTGCTTTGAATAATGTTACAAAACCATCAAACTCTCCTGCATTACCATTAGCACCATTCCAAATAGATTGCTCAGTTTTTTGTGCTACTTGAGCAGCTACTTCTGCAATTAGAAAATCACTAAATTTCTTAGGCATTTTTTCGTAAGCTGAAAATCCTAGCTCTGCTGCTTCCCAAGAACTTACAAATGGAGTTAAACAAAACTCATTGTTTACTTGGAACTCTTCAGGTTGTAAAACTCTTTCAGTAAGAGCTATATTACCTGCTGATGTGAAATCACAACTAGCATTAGCAATAATACCTGATACTGCCATCTTGCTGATGTTCTCTTTATATTTAATATTAGGCAATACTTCTATACCACCTTTTGCGATTGTATCGCCTGATAACAATGCAGCAGCTATATATTTACCTGCCCATTGACCTGCATAATTACTTGTTATACTTAAAGCCATTTTTATTTATATTTATAGGTTATTTAATTTTTCTAAAATTCTATCTTTTACAGTTTTTGCTCTGCTTTCTGAGAATTGGAAACCACTTGCTCTTTTAGCACTTCCTGTTTCAGGGCTATGCTTGATTGGCTCAGTAGCAGGTTTTGATAACTCTTCATTGATTATCTCTTCTGCTTTGACTTCCTCATCCTTAGATAGTTTTTCTTCTGCATCAACTTTTTCCTCTTCTTCTTTCTTCTCATCTTCTTTGTGATCCATCATATCTTCAATATGTTTTTTAAGCTCATCCATTTCTTTTCTGAACTCTTCTCTTGTAACATATTTCATTTCTTCCTTATCTTCTTTTTCTTCGTGTTCTTCAAGCCCTTCTTCTTTGGCTTCTTTTAACTCTTCAATAAGGCCTTCTTCTTTTACAACTAGAACCTCTCCTGATTCTAATTCATATTCTCCAATAGGCATTTTTACTTTTTCATCATCTGTTTTGATGAATACTTCTTTTCCATTAGAAAATGTTTCAGCAGTTATTACTGTACCATTCTCTAGTTTCCTATCTTCAAGATCTACTTGAATGTCTAGGATAGTTTTAATTTTATTAAGCATATCACTACTTTTCATAATTACTATATTAACGATTATTAAATTTAATTTTGCATTTTCAGGATGCTACCCTATTAATTACACCTATACCTTGAGCAAATAGTGATCCATCACAACACTCAATAGAATAGGTATTTCTATCCTTACAATAACAAGCTCTTCTGCTTCCAAGAGGGCTTGTTCTACTTGGAAAATAATTTTTTTTATTTACCACTTTTAGGATGTTTTTTTGGTAGTAAATCATTATCCGATTTATATTTAGGATTCTGAGGCCTACCATTTTTTACTAAATACATATAAGCATTAACTCTTGCAAATGCCCAAGCTGATGCTGATTTAATTTTAGGAGAATGTGAAACATTGAAAGCACCTAAACCTCTTTGAAATACTGATTTAAGTTGGCCTACTGTAACACCATATCCTAATTTATCTTTATATCTTTTATTAAAGTCATCTGCCTTTTTTTGTAAAGTAGCTTCATCAGCTTTTGATACTTTTGCTCCTCTACTTGTTGAGGCATCTCCTTTTGCAGTTCCTTTGCCTTTTGGATTTGGATTAGGAGTATCTGATTTAGGAGCTTTAGGACTTTTTCTAATACCTCCTCTTTCTCCTACTTCTGCATAATTATCTCTTTCTTTAACACACTTACCATCCTTTTTTTTATATCCCATAGGACATTTTTTATGCTTACTCATATCATCCTTAATATGAAACTCGCAAGGCATATACCAAGTCTTACCTTCAAACTCGTGTTCGTGTATTCCTTCACATCCAATATTTCTAGCCATCTCTTTGGCTTTCTCTTCTGTAGAATAAGCTAGTCTATCATCAATAATAGCAAACTCATCATTTACCACTTGGCTATATAATTCTAGTTTACCTAGTTTTTTAAGTTTAGCCTCACTCCATCTCTTAGCAGCTAGGCCTCCCCATAGTAAGTAAGATATAGTGCCACAGGCCTCCTTATCATCTGCATTATAGTATTCTTCTGCTCTTGACAAAAATGAATACATCCTCTTTATTGTTTGTTCACTTATAGGCTTACCTTGAGCTAATTGAGATGCTCTTATTTTTCCGACATCTGTAGCACATTTATTATTTACTTTTTTATTTAGATCTATTCCTCTCTTTGCATTGTTCTTAACTGCATCAGGATAATCTGAAAAACTTTCTAAAACTAAATTCTTACCATTTTTAAATCTTGCATCATCTTTGATTATGCCCTTAATAATATTAAGCATATACTCTGCTTCTTCTTCTTCTATTTTTGCAAGTTCATCTTTATTGCTTTTTGGTACATCCATTTTATCTGCAAAATATCCTTCAATACTGAAACCTTTTACTTTACCAGTTTTTACATATTCATTCCATACATCATCATTATCTACTTTTACAGATCCCATCCAAGTACCTACAGGTACATCAAATCCATACTTTCTTGATTTGTCTAGTTTCTCATCTTCTACTATCCAACTTTCTACTAAAGTAAGGCCATTGATTTCGTGATTATGTTCTAAGGTAGAATTGCTTTGATGTCCTTTTTTTAAATATAGCTGAGATGCTTTTTCTATTGTTTCTTTTGAAAAATATATATAATATTCTCCATCTTTATTTTTTCTGTATATAGGTTTGTTAGGTACTAATAAAGCACCCATCAATATTTTTTTCTCTTTGTCTATTTCAGCTAATCTAATCTCTTGATCTTTAAGAGCTATAAAATCTTCTTCTATTGCAGGATTTTCTACTATTGAGATTGCCTCAACTCCTGTTACTTCTTGATCTTCATCTAAGACTAATTCTACTATCTTCATAATTAAATAACGTGTTTAAAATTATATTTTGTATTATAATGATGCACCATCTATTATATTCCTATCTAAGCCCTGAGCAGTAGTTACATCATTACTTACTACAAAGGCCTGTACTGGTTGCTGATTGCCTAAAGCCTCAGCTATTTGACTAACACCTGATCCTCCAACTCCTGTAACATCAGGAGGAGTAGATTCTATTGTTGGTGCTGCTGCTTCTACACTAGGAGCTTCTACATTTATAGCACCACCTGCACTTGCACCTGCTGATGCTGCTGCACTCTTAGTTGCACTTACTGCTGATTTAATTGCACTTACAATACCGAAAGCAGTTGCAGCGAAACTTAAAATAAAAGGAATGTTAAATGGAGGAGGTGCTGCACTTGCTGATTTAGCTGCACCTTTACCTAATTCAACTCCTGATTCTGCTGCATTAACAGTAGCATTATTTACTGCTTTTTTTGCATTAGATATTTGTTCTTTAGCATCTAAGATTAACTGCCTTGCTAGTAATATTTGTTTTGCTACTAATAATGCTTTACCTACTTTACTTTCTGCACCTGCTAATAAGACTGCATTGTCAAATGTTTTTTCTCTAGTAGCTCTTTTTTGTGCTTCTATTTTTTCTTCTTCTGCAAGTTCTTTTTCTTTTTCTGCTTTTATCTTATCTGCATTGGCCTTTCTTCTTGCTTCATCCTCAGCATCAAACTCATCTTGTTTTGCTTTGACTGCTTCTCTTCTTGCTGCCTCTAATTCATCAGTTACTAAGTTTTGTTCATCAGCTTGAGTAATAAGTTTTTGAAAATGCTCTTCTATTTTAATTAATTCTAGATCTCTTCTTTCTTGTTCAGAAATTGCAGTAGCATCTCTTATTTGTTTTTTTAATTCTGCTAAGGCCTTTGCTGCTGCTAACTCATCTGCATCTTTTTGTTTTTGTTCTGCTTTCTCAGCAGCCTCTTCTGCTTTCCTTTCTGCTTTTGCCTCTCTAAGGTTAGTAGTAATCTCAGCAGTAAGTGTTTTTTGTTTCTTTAATCTTGAGGCTTCAAGTTCTATAAGTTTTGCTCTTAATGCTGCCTCTTCATCTAAATCCTCTTTTGTGGAATCAGCTAGAGCATTTTCTGCTACCTTAGCATCTAGCCTTAACTGAGCAGCCTTTATTTCAGCATCAGTTATTTCTGCCTCTATTCTACCTGCTTCTTTTAATGCCTCTATTCTATCTTCAATAGATACATTTTCTTTATCTGCTGCTTTCTCCCTTAATTCATTGAATTTTCTAGTAGCTTCTGCTCTATCTATAAGTAATTGTCTTTCTAGTTTATCTGCCTCTGCTCTTTTATCAGCTAATTCTCCTGCAATTTTTATCTCCTTCCTAGTTTCTTCTCCAAAGTTTGCTATACCCTGCCTAACCTCTTCTAGAGCTTTACCTGCTTCTTTAAAATTACCAGTAAAAACATTAAGAACTACATTACCAAAATCTGCTAGTATATCAGATACATTGCCTATAACTGCTTGGATCTGAGTAAAAAATCTTCTGAATTTATTTTGGCCTTCTTCTGATGAAGTAAATGCTTTTGCTACACCTGCTATTGCAGTAGCTATTGCAATTAAAGGTACTGCTAGTAAAGCTATTCTGAGTAATTTAGAACCTTTTGTTGCTGCACCTAAAGCTCCAGTAAATCCTTGAGTTCTACTAATTAAACCACCTGTTTGCTGATCTAATAATCCTACTACCCCTGAATAATCTCTTGCACTTTTTTGAGAATCTTTTAACTGGTCATTAGCTTTCTTTCTTTGTTTTGTAAGATCTTGTAATCCTTTTTTCTCATCAGCTATCTCTGCCTTTATTTGTTTTATTCTTTTTTTTAAAGCACCTCTATCTTGAATCTTAACAGTATCTTCTAATCTTTTGTTATATTTAAAAGAGGCCTTCTCAAGATCTTTTATTACCTGTTCTTGGATTTCTAATTGCTCATTAAGTTCAGCAACTTTTTTTTCTGCATCAGCTACACTTAGCTTTAATTCATATTCTCTTGCAGTTACTGCCATCTCAATTCATTTTTAAGTTGTTTATATGCTTTTTTAAAAGTCATAGGTAAAGCATATTTACCCTGAGCTATCCTTATGTTTTCAGTTTCTCCTTCACAAACCTGCAATAAATCTATTATGTTTTTTATCATACTATATTCAATAATTCTAAACTACTATCTCCTGTTGTCAAATTTGTTTTAATACTATTTATTCTATAGTTTCTATTATGTAACGAAATTTTATCATTCAATTTTAAATCAAATATAATTTTTAGTGGTAGCTTGGCTTTTACTTTTGTTAATCTTCTTCCTGCATTGAATACATCTTGTATATAAGTCTTGTAACAATTTTCAAAAAGTGTACCTGTAAAAGTAGATCCTCCTGTATATTCATTTACTTCTAAATCAAAATGTATATTATCAGTAGAGGTAGAACTTGATATTGCTCTTGAATTACTAGGAATCCAATAACTTGACATTGATTGATTACTTGTTTCTGTATTTTTAAGACTGATTGCAGTTGTACTTGAAGATTGTTTTATTGCATAAAATATAAGTGGTAATCCATAGAAGGATTCTTTATTATCATCCACAAACCATCCAAATTGTATGGATGTATTTGCACCTCCAGTTGCATTTACTAATCTTTGATATTGTAAATGTTCAAAAGGTATTTCTACTTTATAAGTATCAGAAGGAGCATCAAAAGTTGAATCTGCTGAATATTCTATAGTACCCCATCCTTTATTTTCTAACTGTTCAAATTGTTTTGATAAAAATGTACCTAATCCTTTATAAGCAAAATCTATCTCTTTGAATGGTAAAGCCACATCTACACTACTACTTTTAATATCTACATATTCATCTATATTATGAGTTATGGAAGATGCAGCATAGAAATCATCTAATTTTTGTACAACTATGGTACCTGCATCATTTATAAAAGCAGTCAAGTTAAACATTCTAAAAAGGCCTGTAAGAAAGTCTATAACTTTCATTTTAGGTATTTGTTCGTTTATTCTAAATTCAAATGTAGTACCAGTAACTGTTTGACTTGAAGATCTCCACTCATCATTCCAAGCAGTAACACTACCATCATCAGTACCCCCTAAGTTACCATTTACTGCAAATCTTACATTACCTGAGTTAAATGTAACTGTACTTGTAGAACCAATAGCAACTGTATATGTACCTGATGCTAGGGTAAAATCACTTTGAGTAACTAATTGAGTGCCAGTTACATCTTCTGCTTGAAATATTTGTGAACCATTCCTAAAAATTCTAATAGTATATACATCAGTAGTTGTTGGTATAAATGTAAAAGTAAATCCTAAAATAGTATTTGGATAAGTAGTATAAGTAGATGATACATTCACTCCATTACCTGATACACTTGTAGTAGCAGGAGGATCACTTTCTAAACCAAATCCAGTTACAGTTTTAAACTGCATTGATACTTGTTGAGCAGGTTCTACATCTCCCTTTTTTCTATGTAACCATAAATACAAGTTATACCAAGTTGCATTAGAGCTATCAAAAAAATCATTACTAAATGTAATACTGTATTTTGTTTGTATGGCCTGTACTATTTCGTGTAACCTTATGGCATATTTAAGATCACTCCAAAACACACCATTAGAACTGCTGCTACTAGCATAATGAAGATTACCATTTCCTACATTACCACCACTATCAAAATATAATTGTCTAGTATGAGTAATAAGAGGAGTAATAAAACCACCTGTACTTGTTTGCATTTTGTTTTTGATATTACCAAAACTATAATCAATATCAAAAGAACTTAGATCTAAAGCTGATAATTCATCATCTCCAAGTAAGTCTTTTAGGTTTACTGTTTCTCCAAAGAATGTTATTTTATAAGAATATGGTTTATTTTTTTTTAGTTGTACTCCTTCTAGTCTTATGAATCCTTTTTTGAAAGGTACATTGTTTAATTGTATTTCTGCTGCCTCTTTCCTTCTAGCATCAAAAGTATTTACTATATCGTAATTATGATAATGCTTGAATAATTTATTATTTGTTTTAGATGCAGGTATTGTAAATGTTTGTGTAAACTCTGTAAAGATCTTAGCTATATCTCTTACATTTTGTATTGTTTGATTTATAGATACACTCTCATCTTTAAATAAATCTACCCTAGTATTACTTATGAATAATTGTAACTTCTGCATTATCTAACATTATTAATATAATCAGAGGCCTCTTCAAATTGTATGGTATATTGTATTAGTTTGTCATTTAAGGATGTCTTTTGAGTGAGGCTACTTGTTTTTACAGTAACAGGTACTACCTCATCTGTAGAAGGATTTGTATATTTAGGCCTTATCATCCATACATACTCAGATAATAATAATTGCTCAAACCAAGTATTAGTAAACTCAGGATAAAAGCCTGATGATAAAGTATGAGTTTGTTTACCTTGTTTATCAAATGTTTTTACAGAATGTGATAATGTAGAATAAGATCCTGATGTACTAATAATATTTCTTTGATAGTTATCTGATTTTACATTTGTAGATTGTACTGCTTTCAAAAAGAACCATAACTCTTGTAATGCACCAAACTTATTTATAAATACTATCTTTCTTCCTGATCCATATTTTGTACAGTCTATTCTATTTATAGTTACTGTACCCACAGATCCTAAACTATCTGAAGTATCTCCTGATGTAAATTCTTGAGTTTGTATTTCTCCATTGCTATCAAAATACTGGAAAGCACCACCTTTACCTACAGGTACATATATTTTATAATTGTTACTGTTTTGATGATCAGGAGAAAAAGCAAAAGAGTTTGCTGATGCAGTTGGATTAGCACCTTCAGAGAAAATACCATATCCATCTAATCCTCTATGGGCTACTGTATTACCTCCAGTTACCACACTTCCTCCTGCATTTGCAGCACTATGGAAACTAATAACTCTTGATATTGCTATTTCATTTTGAGGATAACTAGCAGGATCTAGAGTAATAGTAGGAGTAAGATAATCTCTTGATAACTCAGATATTTCAAACAATACTGGGCTACCTGCAGTACAAGACTTTATAATAGTATATCTAACCACACCATTAATACTTAATTGTAGTTTAGCTGATACTGCTCCACTTGGAGTTGTTAATGATTCATATCTTGGAGATCTTAAAAGTATTGTAGCCATATCTTATTTTTTAACACCTAGTATTACATTTCTTTCTACATCAAGTAGGTAAGCATTTAAGAAGTCATCTCCAAATCTTTGAATACCTTTCTCAAATGGATTAGAGAAAAACAAAGTAGCTCTAAGCCCTTTCCTCCATATACTATTTACAATAATATATTGCATAGACTTATAACTCATAAATCTTCCTCTACTATCTCTAAATTGAAATTTCTTTAGTTTTATCCAATTCTCTATACCTTTTGTAAGGCCTCCTCTTTTACCTGTACCTGTACCAAACTTAAATGGACTGTTTGAACTTTCAGAATAACTTGATTGAGTACCTTTGACACCTTGATCTTGGAAAGCTCCATAATCTGCCATCTTGAACCTAACAAAGAAATTATTATTATTATCATATTCAAATTCAGGTTCTAAAGAATCATATAGCTTACCTGTTAGTCTTTTACCTTTCTTGCTAAGATTGGTTCTAGATTGTTGTACTACATATTTGGCATATTTCTTTACTGCCTTCTCTAACTCTTTTAACCTCATAATCTATAGTTGATACCTATACTACTATTTAATATTTCACTATCCCAAAACTTTACATATTCTCCTTCAAAGAATAATCCTAAATTCTTACCAAGTTTAAGGCCAAATATCAAACCACCTTGATAATCATTCCATTGCTCTCCATCAAGTAGATTGTTATGGCCACCTTTACCCCAACTGTTTCTATGTAAGTATGAGAAATCTTCATTGCCTTTTATATAATTATGGTAAGGTAATATCCAGTTAAAGTAAGTATGTAACCAAAACTTAGATCTGTAATGATAGAAATCAAAACCTACAATAGGTGCTACCTCCATAAAAGGATCAAGCTCTGCCCATCTCTCTTGGTTAAATCTATTCATCAATCCACCATATACTCTATCTCTAAAATCTCTATCTCCATAAGCTACAATATCTCCTTCAGGATTTCTCCATATCCAATCATAAAATATATCTCCTGTAGTAATATCTGTATATGCAGTAAAGTGATCACTATATCCATATTCATATCCTAAAGTGTACCAGTAGTTTTTTGGAATCTCATTACCTAGATCATCTATTGTTATTTCATTAAGCCATATTTCTATAGGATTATATCCATAGGCCTTTTGATGAGATCTAGCTATAGCTCCTGCTGATATACTAAACTTCTTACCTATTGGTAATCTAAATCTTACCTCTGCTGATTGATATTCAAAATCTACATTACCCTGCTTTCTTTGTTCTAATTTTACTATATGATATTTACCAGTATGCCTAATAAAGTATCTTGAGTTTTCAAACTCTTCAGATCTTTCTCTTTCTTTCTCAAAGTGTATCAGATATTCAAATCCTTTTACTGCTCCAGTTGGAGCTGAGATACCTATCATATTTTCAGATCCATCAATGTAATTTTGTTTTACTTCGTAATCATATCTAGCTAATCTTCTGATACCAAAACCTAATCTGTAATCAAATGGATGATATACTGTTTCATCTACAACTTGAGGTATGGCATATAAATCATCAGGATCTGTTCTTATGAAATAATCAGGGTATCTTGTTTCATAGGCCTCTCTTACATCAGCAGCCACATAAATTGTAGAATACTTAAATACCTCATCATATATCTTTTTAAATACTTGGCCACTTACATTTGTGGTTAGTAATATTAGTAATATTGTTATTAGTTTTTTCATCTTTAAAATTTATCTTCTATTATTTTATCTATATGTTTCTTTATAATCTCTATGCAGTTTTCAGGAAGTTTTAAATCAATACCACTTTCAACTCTAGTAACTTCTTTGCCATTATGATATAATATTACTGTAGGGATATATTTAATGTTTTCTTCCTTAAATAAAACTGCCTTCTCCTCCATCTTAAAATAGTATATATTATAAGTTTTGAATGGAGTTAGTTTTACCTCAGAATCTTTTACAAAACCTGCTGAGAATTGTACAACACTTATATCATTCTTAAAGTCTTGGCCATATATAGATCCTGTTAGTAATAATATAAATAATAATGCTTTCATCTTCCCTTACTTATTTGATATAACCTCTCATCTATCTTTTTTAGATTTTCTTTTATTTCATTTATATCCTCTGATAATACATCTTGTTTCTCTTCTAATCTTTGTACTGTAGATCTTACAAGCTCATCTTTATATTGGAACTCTATAGGATTTACTGAATTTACTTTAAGATCTTCTACATCAGAAGAGTTTTGTGCTACAGAAGAGGATAAGGTAAAGTATGTAGCAGCAAGTGATATTGTAAAGAATATTATTACTCCTATAGTTTTGAGGTCTAGTGTTAGTTTTGAGTTTTCTGAGAGTTCCATCTTAGCATATTG